AATGACTTTCGATCCGATGCACACGGAGTGGGCGCGCCCGAATTCGTTGAGGTCAGCTTCGATCGTCCAGCTGCTCATCACCACGGACGTTCCGCAGCCCTCGCATTCGACCGGCACTGTCAGGCCTGCGCGGCGATCGAATTCGGGGCGGTTGTGGTGGGTGAACCAATCGTCACCGGCTGAGCCGCCGACCTTGACCGAATCATCGGCGAGCATCTGACGCGTAGCCATCACATTGAAGCCGACCGGATGAATATCGTTGTCGCGACGCCAGCCGACATCTCCGACCTTGATCGAGTCATCGACCCATTCCTCGACCCATTCCTTCGTTCCTTGGACGAAATTCGCTCGCGTCGGATCCCATGATCCGGCGGGAGTCTTGCGGTGGAAATTTGTACCGGCTCGATGCGTGACGCCGGACTTCATGACTGATCTTCGAAATGTGATCGGCATCAGCGCCGGCACATCGCCCCAAAGGTGGAATGAGCCGTAATTCCAACGCGAGCGCCCCACCCAAGGAATCGCCCCGCGCACATTCTCGATGACGATCGGACAGCCAGCCTCGCGACCAATCCGCAGGCAGGCGTTGAACAGCGCGTTGAGCTCGACGATGCGCTCAGGGTGGCCATCCTCTCGGTGCCAGGCGATCAGCGCCTTTGCTCGCGACCACGGCATCGCCATGTAGCTGTAGCGCTGGCACGGTGGCGAGGCGACGATCAGCGACGCCACGCTGCGGAACTGGCGGCCGTCGAGGGTCAAGATGTCCTGAAGCACGAGCTGCGCGGGATACTGATGCGCGCCGTACCGATGGCGCTCGATATCGAAGCCGACGACATCCCAACCCTCGGCCAGCAGACCTTCGGTCCAACCGCCAAGACCGCAGCACAGGTCGATCGCCAGAGGCCTTCTCACCTCGTCGCCCTCTTCCACGTCCACCAAACATACGCCAGGAAGGCGCCGACCAGTACCAGCGCCAGAGGAAGGTAGAAGTTGTATTCGCTCATCGTGGGCGCGGATTGTAACCGATGTTCCATGTGAAACAAAATCAGATTTTTTCGCGCTTTCTCCCGAGCCAGCCTTTTTCGAACCTCAAGTCTCGTAACTCGCTGATTCCTTTGTCCTTTTCTGGTGACATAGGCACCGATGAGGGAGATCGTCGGATGGAGAGCTACAGGGGGTCCCAAACGGAGGGAAAGGGAAGCCCGGGGAGACCCGGTGGGGGTCGATTCTGGTGTGCGCAGCGTGGTAGTGGTGATGACGCTATCTCATTGATGCATAGGCGTTTAAACGCGTTGCATGCTATGCATGGGACAGCTCCGAACGGTCCTGTTCCGGCGGCCAGGTAGGGGCGAGGTAGGGGTAGCGTCGAGGCCCGGAATCGACAACCGTCAAGGCCTTCGAGCAGCCAGCAGTGACAGAAAGTGTCAGTGTTGGCGTGACGAAGATTGTCACTATCGAGGAGGGAGGGGATAGACGCCTCGTGATGCGATTCCTGTCAGACAGGGTGGCAGAGCACGAGGCGGGGCCGGCGCGGAGGCTGGTTCTTCACCACCCCAGCGCGAGCGGAGTGTTTAAACGTTGTCGTCGCCGATGTGATTCCCTGGGAGAGGGATTGCGTCCTGACTTGACAAACGAGGCGAAAGTATGCCGTAAGCCGAATTACGCTCCTCCAGTCTCGCGACTTTGTTTGAGAAAGTGAGAGATTTCGCTTGACGTATTCGAATTGAGGACGTAACTTGCACGGTCATGGAGGCAGTCATGAAAATGCGAGTCGAGTTCGAGGTGTTCAATCCGATTGACGGCAAGGCATACTACGTTACACGTTTCGCGTTGATCGCTCATTTCGTTGCGTGGATGACGGGGGGCGATTTCGCGCCCGAGGGTGAAGGGTGGACAGCATGAGGCGCGCAATCCTCGCCCTCGCGCTCTTGTCCGCTGCCACGATCAACGCGCAACCTCACGCCGCGGCGCCGCCGTCCGTGAACGTCAACACGGCCACACTGGCTCAGCTCCAGTTCCTCCCCGGCGTCGGCACCGTAATGGCTGCGCGGATCGTCGCCGGTCGTCCGTACGCGAATCCCGGCTCGCTCCTGTACGTCAAGGGCATCAAGGATGCGCGCCTCAAGGTGATGTTTCATTTCGTCGTGACTTCCGGCGCGACCACGGCGGCCGCGAAAATCGTTACGTGCCGAGCTGGCGAGTCCGGTGCGCAATGTCAGGCGCGCGTCGGTGCGGATCGGGAAGTGATTCAGTACGCGAACGGCGCGCTTGTGGTCGAGTAACAACGTACAACCGTCGACCACTGGTCGACGGTTGTGCGGAGTGACTCAATTACGGGCCATCCAAACAGACAACAGGAAAGCGAGAGACGCCATGGCAACCAAAAAGGCAGTCCGCGAGACCGAGAAGCAGGACGCGATCGAACGTTTGAGGGAATGGCTCAAACCGGGGGACACGGTCTATACGATCCTTCGCAACGTGTCGAGGAGCGGTATGCAGCGCGAAATCAGCTTGAAGGCGATGCACAAGGACGGAAGCGAAGGAATGCTGCACTTGGACGGCAATGTGGCGCTGGCGTGTGGCGAGCGCATCGGCAAGCATGACGGGATCGTGGTCGGTGGTTGCGGCATGGACATGGGATTCTCGCTTGTCTACAACCTTTCGAGTGTTCTATTCCGCGAGGGGTATACGTGCAGCGGGGAGAGTTGCCGGTCAAGTGAACATCGAGGCGAATATGTCTATAGCGGTCGCGATGGCAACAAACGGACATGGAAGGCTGGCTCGGAGAAAGACGGCAACATGATGCACAAAGACGGCGGATACGCGCTGTCTCAAAGGTGGCTCTGATGCCCGCCACATGCGATTTCATATTCTTCGCACAGGACGTATGCAGTAATGGAAAGATTAGACTCCTGACGATGCATAACGGAACGACGTTCAAGGTCTGCCGCGCACATTACGATTGGTGGAGTGAGCGGAGGGCGGGAGTCGAAGTCGCTGCAAGGGAGATAGCAGAACGCGCGTACGCCCCGGCACCGAGTCACGTTCCGGTGTGGACATTCCCCGCGTGGGAATCTCTCGCGGAGGTGCTGTGATGCCCGTCGCCATATATGCCGATCTGTTCGTCTGGCATGTCTGCGCGCTGTGTCGCTTGCCTGGGTTCGATGAACCCGCACACGTTCACGTGGTCGCAAGTGAGGGACCGTGCTATGTGTATTGCGAGTGTGGCGCGGTCGCCAATAAACACTGAATCGTAGCCTGCTCCTGCCCTCCAGCGCGTGAGACGTTCGGAGGGCAGAAAGGAGGTTACAAACAATGCACAACCTGTATGTAGAAATCGCTGGCGAAAAGTATCCCGTGATCCCGGTTAACCTATCCGCCCGTTTGTACCAGTTGTCAACAATGGACGGCAAGAAATCAGGAGACGCTACGGTGCGATGCGCCGTTTCTTCTACGCGCTGGTTTCGCAAGGATGCGGAGGGCAAATTCATCCATGATCCGCGAATTAAGTCGACCGGCGGCGCATCATGAACCCTCACACACTCAGACTCACTTCAAACGGCCGCGTCGACCGCGCCAGGCGCGAAACGAAATACGATGCTACGTGCTCATGCGGGAAATGGTCAGCTCGCAACCTGACGGCTCAGCAGGCCAGGGGCGAGCACGCGGTACACCTGCAGGCGGTTGCTGGCCCTGACGCGCAAGACGCGCGGGAGCGTGCATTGTGAAAACCGAGATCATCACCCCCGATGGAACCAGGACCGGATACACCTACAAGAGCAAACCACGCGATACGGCCGGCAGGTTGCGCGAAATGTGCGCGATCATCGGCAACGGCTGCACCACCGTGGAGCACATAGCCCTGCCCGGCGGCGGGCATCTGTGGTGCGACGAAGACGGCAGTTTCAAGAACGTAGACCTTAACGAAGAGGCGTCGAAGTTGTACTGGTCCGCCGGTGGAATTCCTACCGCGTGGATAAGCGGGACGGTCATCGTCGAGACGAAGGCTATGCAGGAGCGTGCATTGTGAGCGCGTCCATCGCCCGCGGCCACTTCGACGGACGTGCGCCATCGTTCCGCATCACCCTGCACGCTCAGCAACCGAGGGCGGTACAGAGCATGCTCTTTGCCCCTCCGCCGGCCCAGGTCGTGCCGGCGCCGGCGTGTCTACATCCCGAGTCCGGATGGCAGAAAGACATCTTCGGCGACGTCGAGCACTGCTGTACGTTCTGCGGAGCGGAAACGCCGGAGATCAGGCCGTGAACGCGCAAGTCCTGATCGTCGACGACATGCGCCTCGTCCTCGAAGCGATTCGAGAGCAAGGGGTCCGAGTGGACCCCCTGTTCCCTGCGGAGTGCCGCCAGCTATTCAGCAACGTAGGGACCAGACTCCGCTACTGCCGCAAAGCCGGCCGCACGATCGATGAAGTAGGCGAGCTCCTCTGGGATCGCGGCTTCACGTCGCGGCGAGTGTCGACAGTGGAGTGTCTGGACCTTCTCGAGACTCTCTTCACTCCGTCTATCGTGCATGGCCGTGCTCAGCCGTCGAATTCTGCAATCGAGCGGGCGGCCGTGAAGGCGAGCAAGACGCGGCTTCTGAAGTTCCAATGCCCCGACTGCCAGCAGATCGCGCGAGGTACGCGGGCATCGCTACTCATCTGCGGATTGTGCTTTGAAATGAAAAGCGAAATCACTCACATGGTCAGGGTAGATGCCCTGCCGGAAGAAATACTGGAGCGCGCGAAATGAGAGAAACCGGAGTCCCCGAGCCGTCCATCAAGTTCGCCTGCACGTTGCAGAACCACCACTACCTCGCCATCGTCGAGGCAACCATTCAGCTGAGAGAGAAGACGGGGCGCAGCGTATCGCGCTCCCTCGTTCTCGATGCCCTGGTCGCGACCGCCGACATGGCCGCGCTCGTCGAGGAGATTGCGAAAAGGGGAGAGTCATGAATGACGAACAGTTTCTCGACCTCGACGACGATCCGATGGACGATGATGATCCGCGCTGTATCTGCGACGGCACCGGTTACCTTGGTGATCTGCATCGACGACATGTGCCGAGGCGCTGGCGAATGTTTTCACGGCGACGGCGAACTCCCCTGCCCCGTTCACGCAAACTACGTTTGACTCGGGTCGCGCAACTCGGTTACACTTCGCGCCTCAGATGCGCAGACACCGATCATCAGCTCAGAAGAAACGTGGATCGACCTACCATGACGTCTCGTCTCGGACCTTCAAGTGCGGCTGCGGAAAGCCCTGCCGATGGGCAACCAAACAGCAGCACTTGTCGTGTCCGGGGTGCGGGGCGAAACACCACCGCGGCCTTGACCTTCGCGAGCCGAACCCCGGCACCGAGGATGAGAAGGCGAAGATTCTCCAGGTCACGCGGTACACGCTCTGGAGGTATCGGCAGGGCATGGCCGGACGCATCCCGCCGGGCCGAAAGCCGCAGCGCTCGATGCTTCTCGCCCTCAAACGAATCGATCGAGAGTTCAGCGTCCGGGCGCAGAAAGAAGAGAACAAGCGCGCGGCGCGTGGAGAGTAGAATCCTCAGCCGAGGAGGTGAACCACGGAAACCATTTCCATCATCGGCAGTCACGTCACGATCATCATCATCAACGAGAACGAAGGAGAAAAGCAGATGTCTAAAGCAGTAGACGATCTAACGGCAGCAGTTCAAAAAGAGACGACCGTCATCAACGGGGCGCTCTCGCTCATCAAAGGCTTCGGCGGCCAAGTCCTCGACGCGAAGGACGACCCGATCAGGATCGAGCAGGTGGTCGCGCAGATGAACCAGAATGCCGATGCGCTCGCCGCGGCCGTGGCGGCTGTTCCGCCGGAGACACCGGTTTCGGCTCCCATACCGCCGCCTCCGACTCCGGCCCCGCAACCCGCGGGAACCGTCGTCGCCTTCCGCGTCCTCGACCCGCAGGGCGGATCTCCGCATCCGCTCCAGAGCACCTTCGCCTTCCAGGTCGCAGCTATCGACGCCAGCGGCCAGATCGTGCAGGGTTACGCCGGCTCGGTCAACTTCACCACACAGGCGCCCGGCACGCTCGCGGGCCTGCCATCACAGTACACGTTCGATCCGAACGTCGACCACGGCGTTCACGTGTTCCAGATGTTGAGCCATGGCCTCGGGACGTCGACGGTCACCGTGACCGACATCAGCAATCCGAACGTCCAGGGCTTCATGACGATCACGATTCAGTGAGCAAAAACACGAAGGGCGCGGTCCCGGTCAAGGTTTACCGCGCCCTTCAAATCAACCCGGAGGTGAACAATGGCGGAAGAGAAAGTAGCACGGGTAGCCAGCGAATGGCAACCGATGGAGACCGCGCCACGGAATGGCCGTGAAATCATCCTCGCGGTAGAACTCCGCGCCGGAGTTCCGGGCTGCATGTTGGTCGGTCACTTCATGCAAGGTGGTCATTGCATCGAAGACCACCCCCCTATTGATCGCGGCTGGTATTTCTGGAACGGCCGCCTCTTCGACAAAGCAACGAAGCCTATTGCGTGGATGCCGCTGCCGGAACCGCCGCAGGAGGTGTCATGACCGACCTCCCCCTCATCACCCCCTGCGCGACCTTCGACGAGTGGAAGCGGCTGCGAGGCACGTACATCGGAGGTAGCGACGCCGCGGCGATCCTCGGGCTCTCCCCCTACCGCAGCCCCGGCGAGGTCTGGATCGAGAAGGTTCAGGCTCGCGACCGGCTGGACTCCGGCGACGAGACGATCGATCCAGAGATGGAGAATCGGTTCACTCGTTGGGGGAAACGCCTTGAGCGCGTTGTCCTCGACGAATACCAGGACGTCACCGGCTACGAGGTGCGGCGGCCGGGCCTGACTCTCTATCGACACCCCGAGCTGCCTTTCATTGGCGGCACCCTCGACGGCGACGTGGTCACACCTCACGGCGACAAACGGATCGTCGAGGCGAAGACCATGGACGCATGGGTGCAGCACCGCACGGCGATGTGGGGCGCGGACGGATCCGACGAAGTTCCGGACTGGTATCTCGTGCAGCTCCTGGTCTACCTCATCGTCCGCCGGCACGACGGATTCACCCTCGGCGACTTCGCTGTGCTGATCGGAGGGAACGACTTCAGGACCTTCCACATCCCCTACGACGAGGAGCTCGCCGGCGTCATCATCCAGCGCCTTACCGAATTCTGGCAGCTCGTGCTCGAGCGCAAGCCGCCGCCATTCGACTACTCAGCGAAGAACGCCGTCGAGCTCCAGCGCCGCATCTGGAACAAGGTCTCGGGGTCGACGGTGTACGTGCCGGCCGACTACCGCCTACCGTCATCCGAGCACACGATCGTTTCGCTCATCGCCGAGCGAGACGAAGCTGCGGCGCTCAAGGACACAGCCGAGGCTCGATTTGCGGCGGCGAACGCGGAGCTGATGAACATCGCAGAGGAAGCCGGGCGCGTGGAGATCGACGGAATGGGTGGCCTGGCCATCCGCCGCAAGACGCGCGCCGCCTACCACGTCAACGCCTACGACGTCGAGGAGTCGATCGTTCTCGACGTGGTCGTGGGGAACAACAACCGAAGAGAGAAGAGGAAGGAGATTCTCGATGGCTTCAAGCAAAGACAAATCACAAGCGGCGAATGAGATAGCGGGGTCGAAACGTCTACTGGAGGCGGTGTTCAAGAGCAAGACACCACCGTTCCGGCCAGAGGATCCGAAAGCCGATTCCCGCACGGCATCCGAGGTCATGGCGACGCAGGGCATTCTCGATGCCCGCCCCCACTCCACCGACATCTGGTCGGCGGCGCAGGCGCTAGACGTGCTGCGCGAGGAGTCGTACAACTTCGGCGGCGCTCCGGTCATCTGCACGGTGCTGGCTGATGCGGCGCAGTACCTCAGGGAGTTCGGGGGCATTCAGGCAAGAAAGGAAAACGACTACCGACTTGACGCGAGTAATCGCGTTCGAGACGCCGCCCGCGAATCGGTCTACGAAACCGACGCCTACCGCGAAGGCGAGCGCATCCTCCGCCTCCGCGAGGCCCGCAAGTTCCGCACCGAAACGCGCAAGACCGAAAAGGTGGTGGAACGTGGCTGAGCCGACCGACCTCGCGACGAAGGAATCAACCGCCGTCGCCCCCTTCTCCACCCCTGATAGCTGGAAGAAATTCGTTCAGAAGAACCTCCCGGCCATCACCTCGGCCATGCCGCGGATCGGGATCACCCCTGAGTCCGTGGCCAGGACAGCTCTCTCGGCGATGTACCGCTCTCCGAAGCTGATGGAGTGTCATCCCCTCAGCGTCATGCGGGCGATCGTCGAGGCGGCGAGTTTGGGTCTCACTTTCGCGCTCGGCCGCGCCTACCTCGTGCCGTTCAACAACAAGGTCAAAGACCCCGTGTCGGGCCGCGAGAGCTACCGCATGGAGGCGCAGCTCATCCCCGGGTATCAGGGCCTCGTCGACCTCGTGCGGCGCTCTGCCGCCGTCAAGAGCGTCATCGCCGCGGCGGTGTACCAAGGCGACACGTTCTCCTACTCCATCGGCCTGACGGAAGACAAGTTCGAGCACGTCTCTATCGTCGAGCCGGACGACAAGATGCTGACCCACGCCTACTGCATCATCCGGTTCCTCGACGGCGGATATCAGCCGATCGTCCTCACAAGGAGACAGATCGACGCAGTACGGGCGCGCTCCAAAGCCAAAGACTTCGGCCCGTGGGTCTCCGACTACGCCGCGATGGCCATCAAGACCGCCGTCCGTCGCTGCACGAAGCTCTGCCCGGCGTCGATCGAGCTGGTGAGGGCGCTGGACCTGGACGACCGCTACGACGCCGGGGAGGCGCAGGATCTGGCGACCGACCTCATGCCGGAAGAACCAATTCCTGGGCCCGAGGCGCCGAAGTCCGCCACGGCCAAGGTCGCCGACAAGCTCAAAAAGCAGCAGGGCCCCGAGCCCGTGATCGACGTCAAGCCCGAGCCGGAAGAGAAGGAACCCGAGCCCGAGGACGGCAACGAAGGGTACGCCGACAAGCTGGCGGCCGACTTCGAGCGCCGGCTGCTGGCCCTGGTCGCCGGCAACAAGAAGAAGGCCGATCTCGAACTCTCGGCCGCGACCGGAGGGAAGCTGCAGAAGCTCAGCGACCTGACCGCCGCACTCACCGAGAAGATCGAATGGGCCACGTCGATCGAGGAGTATCTGCAGAAGGAGGAGGGTCGATGAGAATCATCCAGTTGACCGCCGAAAACGTCAAACGCCTCGTCGCGGTCGAGATCACGCCGGAGGGGAACGTCGTCACCATCTCCGGCAAGAACGGCGCCGGCAAGTCCTCACTCCTCGATTCGATCCAGTGGCTGATCGACGGGACGAAGGGCATCCAGTCGAAGCCTCTGCGAAAGGGGCAGACGAAGGGGCGCATCAAGGCCAGCCTCGGAGAGGGCAAGGAGATTGAGCTTATCGTCGAGCGCAAATTCTCCGGCGACAAGAGCGAACTGCACGTCACCACCGAGAAGGGATTCACGCCTCCCGGCGGGGCGCAGACGATCCTCAACGCGCTCAAAGCGCACCTCTCCTTCGACCCCGGCGAGTTCGCGCGGATGGACTCCAAGCGGCAGTTTGACGAGTTCCTTCGCGTCTTTCCGATCGGCGTCGATCTCGCGCAACTCGACGGTCTGAACCGCACCGACTACGCGAAGCGGACGGAGATCAACCGCGAGGCGCGAGCTAAACGCGCGCAGGCGGCGGCGGTGATCGTGCCTATTGGCGTGCCTGCCGAGCCGATCGACGAGGACGCGCTGATCGATCAGATGCAGGAAGCTGGCGCTTCGAACGCGCGCATCGAGACGCAGAAGGCCAACCGGATCTCGATGGATGCATCGCTCGATACGGCCCGCGCCGAGGTGCTCCGATGCGAGTCGAGCGCCGAGCGATATCGCAAACTCGCAGACGAGGCAGACGAGGAGGCGGCTCGCTACCGTAGCGCGGCGGAAGAGTTGCAAAGGAAGATCGAAGCGCTCCCTGCGGTCCCTGAGCCGATCGACGTCTCTGCTCTTCGCTCCGAACTCGAAGCGGCGAAAGAGCGGAACCGTCAGATCGAGACAGCGAGGAACGCGGCAACGAAGAAGAAGGAGCTGGAGGATGCCGCCGCCTCTGCCGAAGCGGAATCCGAAACCCTGACCGCGCAGATGGAGGCCCGCTACAAACAGAAGTCCGACGCTCTGTCCGCCGCGAAGTATCCCATCGAAGGTCTTTCGGTCGGCGACGGCGTCGTGATGTTCAACGGCGTCCCGTTCGATCAGGCCAGCGCGTCCGAGCAGATGAAGGTCAGCGTGGCGATCGCGATGGCCGCGAACCCGGAGCTGCGCGTCATCCTCATGCGCGACGGCTCGCTGCTGGACGATGACTCGCTTGCGCAGATCGAAGCGATGGCGGCGGGCGCAGAACCCCCGTATCAGGTCTGGATCGAGCGCGTCGACTCCAGCGGAACGGTCGGCTTCGTGATCGAAGACGGGTCGGTGAAACGCGGCGACCATCGCGGCATGCAGGAGCCGGAGCGATGAGCGATAAAAACCTCCTCTCCGTCACCGGCTACGTTCTTCGCTTCGCCAAGTCCGAGAAGCTTACGAAAAAGGGGAAGCCATACTGGAATCTGAAGCTGACCAACGGTTTCGAGGCATGCGTGTTTCGCGAGGCGCACGCCAAAATCTGTGATCGCGCAGTAGAAGAGAGTCGTCCACTCATCATCGACTACGAAAGCAGCGGACGCTATTCGAACATCGACAGCATCACGCTCGCCTCGGCGCAGAGATCGTCGCCGGAAGACGAGGAAGGAGCGCCGTTCTGATGGACGCCACCTTCTCGGCCATCTTCGAGGGGCTCTGGAAGGAGTACCCCGGCAGCGTCGGAAAGAAAGCGGCGGCCAGACACTTCGCCGCGAGCGTGAAGACGATGGCCGACGTCGACGCCATCCGCCGCGCCCTCGCAAACTACAAAGGGAGCCGCCGGGTTGCCGACGGCTTCGTCCAGAACGGCAGCACGTGGTTCAACAACTGGCGCGACTGGATCGATTACGTCGAGCCGCAGAGAGGTCATCGCCCGGTCGGCGGGCAGGACTTCGAGGGGACGGAGAGATGAGGATCGGGCCGCTGATCGCCTTTCGTGGGGCGACGATGTTTGAGTCCGCCATCGGCCCAGCGTGGATGACGATCCTGCGTCCGCGTTTCATCCGCAAAGGCAACCTCTCTCGCTTGATTCGCTTCGGGTGGGAACGCGAGTGGTTCGACATCCGCGACGCAAACAGGCGCATCGAAAAGAAGCTGGCACCGAAATGACCGACACCCCCTCCACCCGCACCGCCCCCTGCCTCGACTGCAAAGCCGAGATCGAGCAGGAGTCCTACGAGGTTCCGTGGGCCGAGGACGGGCTACCGCGATGGCGTCCGTTGTGGTGCGACCGGTGCGATGTGGAGCGTGAACAGGCGGCAAAGGCAAGGACTCAGTTCTTCATCGACTCCGAGCGCGAGCACATCCGCCGTAACCTGACCGCCGGCGCCAACCTCTCCGGAGAGACCGCGACCGGCCGCCGCACTCTGGACACCCTGCCGGACCTCTACGCCGAGACGCGCATCAGAGGCGGCGTTGACCCTGAGCGCTACCGCGAGATCGCGCAGATCGTCAAAGACTTCGTCAACGTGCCGCCCCTGCTGCGGACCTCGGGCATCGCCTCGATCCTCTGCCTCCACGGCGAGAAGGGAACGGGGAAGACTTGGCTGCTCGAGGCCGCGGTCGCCTACGTGATCCGTGAACTCGGCCGCGGCGCCGTCTTCACCTCGCCGATAAAGCTGTGGTCGGACATCAAGGCCGGCTTCGGAGACAGCGCCGACGAGAAGGCGCAGAGCGAGGCGCGGGTGATCTCTGACCTAGCTGGGTGTGCCCTGCTGGCCATCGACGACATCGCGCGGAAGACGACGCCGACGGAATGGGAGGTGTCGACTCTGCTGCAAGTGGTCGACGAGCGGTACCGAACGAACCGCCCGACGCTGGTCAGCTCCAACTATTCGGTCAAGGAGCTGTTCGATCTGTGGTCGGACGTCGACGATCCACGGAAGACGAAGAACGTCGAGCTGCTTTGCGATCGCCTCAGCGACAAACGCGCTGCGATCTCGGTGCTGGTGAGCGGGAAGAGTCTGAGGAGGGAAGGCAAATGAAGAAGCTCGCGCGCCGAATCTTCCGCGAACTCTGGGGGTCGCGATGTGAAATCTGCGGCGCACCGGCCATGCAAGACAACGTCATCTGCGGGGTATGCGAGAGGCAGCGCAATCTCGGCCCTCGAAGAAAAGTCATCATGGAGGTGACAATTTGAAGATCACCGTGTACGGGCAACCTACGCCACAGGGCTCTAAGAAAGGGTTCGTCCATCCGAAAAAGCATTACGTGATCATCGTGGATGACGACAAAGGAAAGAAGCTGAAGCCTTGGCGCGAGGCCGTGAAGTTCGCCGCCATCGCAGCGCGGGACGGAGGCCTTCCGATCACCGGCCCTGTCGCAGTCTCGATGGTCTTCACCTTCGCGCGGCCGGCTGGACACTTCGGAAGCGGCAAGAACTCCGGCCAGGTCAAAGCCAGCGCCCCGCCACGCCCACACGGCCGCCCTGACCTCTCCAAGCTCGCCAGGTCAACTGAGGACGCCTTGACCGACGCGCGGGCCTACGAGGATGATGCCAGGATCGTGGAATACATCCGTCTCGCGAAGGTCTACATCAACGAAGACTCCGACGCGCTCGATGCGCCGGGGGTGAAGATCGAAATCAGGGAGTTGCCATGACCCCGCCGACCGTCACGCCCGAGGAGATGATTGCGGCGATCGATGTCAAAATCAACTCACACGAGGGAGTGCTGCGAGGATGGTTGCCGGAAGAGCAGCGGGCAGCATTCAATCGTGAGATGGCCGTACTCACTGCCGCCCGCGACTTCATCAAAGCCCGCGCCGCGCAGGATGCCGCCGTTGCGAAGTCAGTAGAGGAGGGGTTCGAAGAGTTCCGTAGGGATCATTTCCGCGCTGCTCATCCTGCTGTCGAAACGTGTTTGCCGATTGCTTTCGCTTATGGCTATAGTGCTGGCCGTCGTCACAGCATGGCCGAAGCGCTCACTGCGGCAGGACGAGGATTCGCCGCAAAGGATGCCGAAATCGACGCGCTCAAGCAGCGCGTTGCGGAGCTGGATATCGAGATCGAGGAACGCAAAGAACGCAACCTCCAGTTGACCGCAGAAATAATTCGTAATGATGAGGAGATCGCTGAGCGAGACAGGCGCATCGCCGCGTTGTTGGCGAAGACGAAGGAGGACCGCTGATGGAGTTCGAAATCTGCTACGTGCCTCATGAGCCGCATGGCTGGATTCCCCCCGCCCCGACCGCTGCGAGCTATCGCGCGCTCCTTCCGATCGGCATTACGGGCGTGCGCTTGCAGTACAACTTCGACGACCCGCGATGGTGGGGCGCGGCTCTGCGTGAGGCAGTGCAGGGCGGAATGCGCATCACCGGTAATTTCGTCGCGAACCTCACCGAGCCGTCGCACGATATCGAGGAAAACGCTTTCGAATGGATGGAGTTCTATGGCCCGCAGATGGCTCGGGTTTCCTTTGGCAACGAGCCGGGCTACACGGTCGGTCACGACGGTATGCGCGACTACGTGATGAACTACTTTGTGCCATTCGCTCGTGGAGTCCGGCGCGCAAATCCTGCGGCGGTCATCGGCGGGTGCGATGCGGAGAGTCAGGACACGCAGCAGATTTTCATTGAAGAAGCGAACGAACTCCTGCTCAGCGATGCTGGTGTCGACATCTGCGATCTTGAATTTGTCCATTCCTACGGTCGTCCAATGGGTGGTGGCGACTACGCGACCCGCGAGGAATTCGAGCGCGTCTACCGGCTCGGCGCGAAACCTCTGCGCGATCAGTACTATAGCGAGATCGACATCCAGAATCTTCCCGAGGCCATGCAGCGGATGCAAGACGCTACAGCCGCAGCCCTCGCTTCCGGCGCAACGCCTCGACAGGCGAACGATGCAGGCGGGGCAGCGCGCGGACTTGCGACCGACAGCGAGTTACAGATCCTTCTCGATTGGACGCGATCAACACATACCGATTTCCCGAACGTGAAGGGGATCGCATACGGTGACCCGGCCTACTTCTTCACGCGCGTTCCGAACGGTACCGGAAGCGACACATGGTCGAGCTGGACGTACGGCAAGGATGGACCCGTTGTCAGCGATTTCGGGCGGAAGTTCCAAGCATTGTTTGCTGAGATCAATGGACCAGCGCCACAACAAGGAACCGGCAGACAGCCGGGGAGGAGGTCATGACGCGAGCAGCGCGAAGGGCTCGCAAGTCCGCGTCCGGGTTATCGTACCAGCCCAAACGCGATTACTGCGGCTGTTGTGGTCGTGACATCGGCCCTGAGAGCGGAAACATCTCAGACCCGTGGTGCCGCGACTGTCGGAATCATGTCGGTAAGTCAGGCCCACAATGGGATCGAATTTACATCGCAATCACAGGGGAAGAATGTCCGTTTCAAGTAAAGGAGGAACAATGACCAGAATCGCCACAGCCGCACTCCTCGCCATCGCGCTCGCCGGATGCGCCGCCGTCCGCGAGATCCGCTACCAATCGCCGATGCTCGTTCACGCTGTGCAAGGCAGGACGGCATTCACGTGGCGCATCACGCAGCAGTGCGGAATGGTTTCCGCTTGGGTGCGCCCTGGTGATGTCTACGCGATGGTCGCGGTGTGCGACGGACGATGCAATTGTAAGCTGGTCAAAGGACCGCCTCCGAAACCGGAGAGCGGAATCTGTCGTTAACCCTCTCAACAGAAGGAGCCATAAATGGAAGACCAAGTCGTCGAAGAAGTCTCCGCCGCAGTTCACGATCAATGGATGCAGACCAAGCGCGACCAAGGCGTCACGACCCGAAAGGCCGAAGACGGCGAGGAGTTGATGGTGCCGTACGGCCAGCTCAGCGCCAAGGCGAAGGATCTCGACAGAGGTTCGGTGCGCGCAGTGCTCGCCGCTCTTGATGTCGCTGGATACCGCTTGGAGGGCAAATGAGCATCAGAACGTTCGCCCGCAAGCTCAACCGAAAAATCATCGAAGGACTGCCTCCGCAAGGCGGCGAGAAAGCCTACGCCGTCCGCCGCAAAACCGACCCGACATTCCGTCGCGCCGAGGAGCGGCGTGAGGTCGCCAACGGCATCTACGAACTCGCCGCTTCACTGAAGGGGGCGCTCGCATGAAACGCATCGCCATCGCAGTCCTCGCGCTCGCCCTCGCGGCGTGCGCATCTCACCCTCTGACCATCGGACCCGTCACCACGCCCGGCGGCATCAACATCGACCTCGGCATCGTCCAGCACCTCGTAGCCGACGCCCGCGCCGACGTCACCAACGCTGCGCAGATGGCAGCCAGCGTGAACGACGTACGCGGCATGCAGTGCCACGCAACCGGGCTCCGTGTGCTCGACACCTTCTCGGCGATCGGTGACATCAAGCTGCTCGGGATCGCTTCGCTTGCGGAAGAGAAGCGCATCCTGCGGCTGTCCTCAGCGCAGCATGCATTGCTCTGGCAGCAGTTGCAGGACGACTGCGCACCGGTCTATTCGTGGCAGGGGGTGTTCGGGCCGATCGCCCGTGCGGCCGGAGCCGTCCTGCCGATTCCTATCCAGTAGGCTTCAAAGCGTGCCGGCCCATAGGGGGCCTTCGGAGATCGACCGAACAGGCAGCGCGCGCCCAGGCATGGAAAGACGACTGTGCCGGGGCGTTCGTTTTGAAATGCTCAGTGCCCCAGCGCCGGCCGGATCTGATTCCAGAGCGCGATGAGCAAGAAGATCACACCGACGATCCAGCCCCAAAACTGTTGCATCCCGCCGCCGCGGCCCTCGCCTTTGTAGCTGCGCTCCTCCAGCTTCGAAAGTCGTTCATTGAAGCCGGTAGCGAGGACCGTCTGCGCCGCCTCCAGCGCTGCCGCCGTGGATGATACGAGCTGTCGCTGCGCTTCGGCGTCCTGCTCCCGTCGTGCGGCGAGGTTGGTTACCGCGAGTTGGTCAACTTGGCGGTTGGCGTCGATGCGCTGCGCTTCCT